ATATTTTTTTTTTGGTGTTATCCCCTGGGGGGGGCGGGGTTGGGCAAATAACCCAAGGGAAAATAATTATGTTGACACAAAAACAAATTGCATTCTGCGTGCATTATTTTGAGAGCGGAAACGGCACTGAAGCCGCCAAACTAGCCGGGTATAAACCGAAAACAGCGTATGCGTCAGCCTGGGAAAATTTGAGAAAACCTGAAATACAAGCCTATCTAGCTGAATTGCGACAAAAAACGGAATCAGAGGCGGTGGCGAACGTATTAGAGCGCAAACGTGTGCTGACTGAAATTGTACGTGCCCGGTGTGGTGATTATACGGACGAATATGGCAATTTGACTGTTGAGGGGCAAGATAAACTACGGACGGCGGCGGTGCAGGAATTACGTACAGAGCGGACAAAAAATGGGGGTTTACGCACCACGTTGAAGCTGCGGGACCCTGTAGTAGCGGTACAGGAACTGAACAGAATGGACGGGGTATATGCCATTACGGACACACAGCAGGCACAGGCGCCGCAGATTGTGCAGGTAGTGGTCAATCTGAATAAAGGGCATACCGATGAGCAGGTAGTAGAGATTGAGAATACATAAGATTTATAGTGCGAAACAAAAAAAGCAAGCGTAATACGGTAAACAATACGGCAACTTTACAATAAAAGGCAGAAAAAAATCGGGATTATGCCATACAATACGGCAAAGATACGGCAACTTTACAATAAATGATATGACTAACAACTATAAACCATATAGAGAGATAAAGGACGGCAAGCTCATCATCAATATGCACCCGGGGCAATCCAGGGCGTGGATGAGCGAGAAGCGCTTTGTCGTTATGCAGGCGGGCAGCCAGGGTGGGAAAACGGCGTTCGGGGTAGACTGGTTATATCGGGAAATACAGCGTTGCGGTGAGGGTGATTATTTGGCTGTAACGGCAACATTCCCCCTGCTAGAGCTCAAACTGCTTCCCGAGTTTCTGTCGGTATTCAGAGACACACTACACCTCGGCACATTTGCAGAGACACGGACGGGGCTAAAGGTTTTCACGTTTCACGGTGGCAAAACCAGGGTGATATTCGGCAGTGCGACCAGACCCGAATCGCTGGAATCAGCCACCGCAAAAGCTGCCTGGCTGGATGAAGCAGGACAAAATCAATTTCGACGGGAAACGTGGGAAGCTATTCAACGGCGGTTATCCATTCATAAGGGGCGGGCACTATTCACGACTACATTATACGGGTTGGGGTGGTTCAAAACCGAGTTATATGACAGGTGGGAGCGTGGTGACCCTGATATTGACGTCATTATGTTCGACTCGACCCTAAATCCAGCGTTTCCCCGTGATGAGTTCGAACGGGTAAAAGACAAGCTCCCCCGCTGGAAATTCAATATGTTTTACCGGGGGCGGTTTGATATTCCAGAGGGGCTGATTTATTCGGCGTTTGACCCTGTATATTGTGTAAAACCGAGGTTTGAGATACCCAAGAACTGGTTAATTTATGTAGGGCACGATTTCGGGGCGTCCAACCCAGCAGCGATGTTTTATGCCGAAGACCCAGCAACAGGGCTTCTATGGGCATTTAAGGAGTATCTACCAGGGGGCGGCAGGTCTATCGCAGAACACGTCGAGCAGTTTAGAGAGATAACAAATGGATATACTGTCGTTAAACGTGTAGGCGGTAGTCATCAGGAGGAGGAGATTAGGCAGGGATATACAGCGCACGGGTGGGCAATCAGTGAACCTCACGACCGCAGCGTTGAAAGCCAGATATTGCAGGTCATAGCACTGCATAAACTGAATAAGGTTATGGTCTTCAGCGACCTGAACAATTACCTGGATGAGAAACTGTCATTCTCACGGGAACTGGATGATAAATACAAACCGACAGATAAAATCGAGAATGAAGCTCAATATCACTTATTGGCTGCTGAAAGATATATTCTGTCCGACATAGACGGTGTTAATAGGGATTTACTAACAAGCCACATAATGCCCGTATGGCAATTTTAACTGAATGGAGTTAAGTATGGATAGCAGTGAAATATACAGGATGATAGAAGATAAAAAGGTTGAGATGTCTCCAGTATTCAATCGTATGGCAATAGATGAGGATTTATATTTCCTTACGCCGTATGAGATGAGGATGTTACCGCCATATGAGAACAAAAAGATGCCCGAGGTAGCGAATGTAACGTTAAATGAGCCGTTACTATTTGCACAAAAGGCTATAGCGATAACAAGTGGAACTACAAGGCAAACTGTAGTTGAGGGGCAGGATATAACCGATAAGCAATCAACAATGATAGAGAACTTTCTTGATGACCTTTTTTATTCTGTAGATGATTGGCTTAATAAGCGTGGTATATTGAGTTTAGACGGGTTTATACACGAACAAATACATATCAGGGGGCGTATTGTTGCCAGGTGTTGTATGAGGTTAGGTGAAGATAACCGCCTGATTCCAGATGTGCTACCCATTGATGCCAATAGTTTTATTTACGAAAATGGAACAGATGGGATGATATGGGGAGCTGGTATATATAATCGTTCTAGAGCGAGGATTGAGCAGGAATATGGGTGTAATATCAATGAAGATTACGCTGATGTAATTGAATATTACGATAATGAGCAGAATATAGTATTCGTTGGTAGGGATGCGGTAAAGCAGCAACCAAACCCATATAAATACCCGCCTTTTGTGTTATCGTTATGCCCTGTAGGCTCGATGTTAAACTCATCCAATGCGGCGGAGCATACAGGTGAAAGCATATTCTGGGCGAATCGTAATTTATGGGATGAATTAAACAGGACAGCTACGATAATGCAAACGTTGAATGTAAATTCGGTATTTGGTGCTCTTCAGTATGAATCAACGAAGGGGGAGACAGCTCCGAAGCCAGAGACGTCGCCATACAGGCAACGTACAGTTCATCCTGTAGAAAAAGGTGGTGGGTATAAACCGATGCCAGTATCCGATATTAAGAGTGCTACGAGGTTGTTTTATTCGGTATTAGAGACCTGTTTACAGCGTGGTAGTTTATCGGCGGTAGATTATGGCACGTTAACATTCCCATTATCGGCAGTAGCTATCAGCAGGTTATCAGCATCACGAGATGATATTTTATTACCGAGGTTAAATGCGATAGCGGTCTTTTATCAGGCATTGAGCAAGATGATAATAAACCAATGTATAGCGATTGGTAAAAAGGTCAAGCTAGGCGAATATGGGAATGCGTATTCCGTATCTGATATGAAAGGTGATTATGCAATCAAGTACCGCTTCTTTGTACAATCCAAAGAACAAGACGCAGCCGACCTATCAATAGCATCTGCAGCCCAGGGGTTCTTGTCCAGTGATACCATTAGGAGAGAGATATTAAGATTGAAAGACCCTGATGGTGAAGAGGCGAAGTTCTTATCCGAACAGGCGGAGAAAGCAGATGAGGTTTTATTCCTGTATCGTAGAGCAAGTAAACTGATAGAGGATGGCAAGCCGCTAGAGGCATATATACTGGCTCAAAGGATAGTAACGATATTAAAGCAGAGACAGATGTCAAGTACGATGGTTGAAGCAGCTCCAGCTCAAAAGCAAACACAAGCCAAGCAGGTATTGCCTTTATTAAGTGGTGGTGAGCAATCTGGTAATAGGAGCGTCAAACAAGGTGATATGCCGATAGTGTCCGCACAGCAAGAGGAGCTAACGAAAGAGGAGGCTGTCAATGAGTAAAAAGTTTAGCTTCACACAGAAAGACCTGGATGAAATGATTACTAATGCACTGAATATAGGGAATCAAACGGAAGTAAAGGCGAGCAAACCGAACAAACCGAACATAATAAATAAATTATTATCCAGTAATAAGTTAAATCAGAATAAGAGGCAATAATGAGCGACTTTGGTATAACAGGGGAAGAGATATTATTCCAGCAGCAGCAATCTATTGATTGGGAAATAGAAAATCTATTAGACCAGTTTGATGATTCGCTGGAAGACATACGTAGCAAGTATCCTGATTTAATAGCACAGATTCAAAAGCAGCAAAAAATCAGTGAATTAAAAGATGAGGAACTTATATATAGTCCGTTAGAAGCTGCTCAATTAGGTATATCGCTTGATGAAGGTTGGAATCTCAAATTGACCCCGACTACCGATATAGAAGGGCAAAGGTATGAAGTCAGGCTTATAACGCCAGAGAATTGGGAAATAAGCGAAAGGGGATTATATATATCTCCCGAGGGTAATCAATATAGCCGAGCAGAACTAGAGAGATTACTTGGTGTATCGAGTGAGGAAGTTCCATCATTTACACCTGGTGAGGGTAATGTTGAACCGCCAGAGTTAGAGCCATACAGGACTGAAAGCGGATATGACCTTGTAGCGATGATTGGGGATATTCATAATGGCAATACTGAACTACAGGATATAATGAGTCAATATTTTCGTCAAGAAGACATAGCCGAAGCAGAGGACATATATTCACAACGTCTTAAAATAGAAGATATATTCGGTGATGTATTCCCCCAGCAAGATGTAGAGGATATTTTAGCATATGCAGAAAGTAATCCAGAGCAGTTTGCTATGGATATATACGAAATTGGACGCACACCTGAAACTGAAAAGTTATTGACAGAGATATTTGAATTTACTCCAGAGCAGTTAGACCAATTCTTCGCCACTGAAGAGGGGCAGACTTCAATAGAACAGTCTGTCAGTGAAGTGGGTGAATCCTGGGAGGAATTGACTACTGGGGAATTTACCTGGGGGGAGCTAGGTGGGCTTTTGCTAGATGTATTGAAAGTAGGCGTTACCGCTTTGGATACATATATTTGTCGTCCCTGGGAAGTACTCTTAATGGAAATAGGGGCTTTAGGGGAAAGGACAGAGGGCGATAAAGCAGCGAAATCTGTATTGGACGCAGCATATCAAGAATATGGATGGACGGCTATATTTTCGGATGAAGTAGCTAGTGCTTGGGACGCACGCATTGAAGCAACAGCAGGCACAGCGGGGAAGGTTGCAGCTTATATTTTAGACTTTGTTAATCCGATATTTTTTATTCCTGTTGGTGGAACTATTGGATTAGCGGCAAAGGTAGCCAGTAAAATACCAATTCTTGGAAAGGGATTGAAATATACCGCAGCTGGTGTTAAGGCAGTAGAGAAAGGGCTAGCATATCCAATAGCTAAACCTTTGGAACTTGGGGCAAAGGGATTCCAGCAGATAGGCTCCAAGTTAGGTGAGCAGTTAGCGAATAAACTGATAAAGCAATCGGATAATCTGCTATTAGAGATACCAGCTTCAGATAAAATAATTGAGGGTGTACTGGTTGATAACTGGATGAGGCGGGCGACACAGGTTATCAGTAAAATTCCTGGCGGTAAGTTTGGAATAGAAAAAGTATTAGGCTGGCGTATACTGGTAGATAAATCGGGTAAGATGGTAAGTGATATAGTAGGACGTGGCGCCGTTATCAATGGCGAAATACGAAGGATGGGGCTTAATGCCCGTAGTGTAGTTTTACAGGATTTAAGGGCAATTGAAATGAATCCTGTAAAATACTTTGGTTTTGATAGCAAAGCATTTTCACAGAAGATGGCTAACAAATTACTACCTGAATATGCTGGGGAGAAAAGCATAGCAGGAACGCTAGAACACGTATTCACACACCCTGAGATGTACAATTGGAGTGGTATGCAAAAAGGGTTGGAATATATTACTCGTGTAAATGATATAAACCAATCTGTGCTCAATATGTTAAAAGCAGAAGGGGTTGCTCCAGAGCACGTTTATGAAGACTGGATACATAGAGTAGTAACAGGTAGGACTACCCCAACAGGTGCGGAATTAGCAGTTAAGGGAAAGCCAGGGGTTGCTGGTCGTGCTATAGGTAAGAAGCCATCATACGAAAAGCCACGTACCTTTAAGACTATGGCTGATGGATTAGCTGAAGGTATAAAGTACGAGCCTAATATTGAAATTTCAGTCGGTACGTATATTGAAGAGGCATTTAATAAAATCGCCAATGAGCGATTTATGAAATATACAGCCGAATTTGGTATTACTCCAGCAGAGCGGTTATTACAAAGATTCCCTGAGGTGGTTGAGCAAGCCGAATTGACAAAGGTTGAGCTTGCTGATTCCGCCAAGTTAAATTCAGCAATCAATAGAGTAATTAGGGGGGAGAAACTACCCAAGCAAACAATCGATGCTTTAGAGAAACGATTCCCTGAAATGGGGCGGAAGTTAAGGATACTCAATGAGCAGCCATTGAAAGCCGAATCTGAATTAAGAAGATTATTAGCTCAAAATGAAAAAACTATCAAAGACTTAACATCAAGGTTAAAGCAGGTAGAGAAAATTGATATTGAAGCTCTAAAAAAAGAAGTTCTCACTACACTACCGAAAGAGCAAAAGCTACGTGAAGCGTTTCAGGTTATGGATTTAGAAGATAGAGTAGCTTATCGTGAATTTATGAACAGTCAGAGATCAGAAATTCAGAGGATGATTTATGAATATAATGCTGAATTAGAAGCTCTCATCGAAATGGTCAGTGGTGAAAGGGCTGCAAGACTAACCAATCTTGCTAAAAGAAAAGGGTGGCATAGAGGCGAGGTATCAGATTTAACCATAGAGCAATATACTAGATTAACACGTAAGCCACCGATTCCAAGCATATTAACAAAGGATGGTAAACACGTACGTTGGGAATATGCCCTGGATGATATAGCAACAGAGCTAGGATATAGTTCGGGGGAAGACCTTAAATATGCTATAGAGAAAGTTATAGAAAATAAAACCAAGATTGAAGACTACAAACTATTTATCAAGATGGGAGAAGATAGAGAAAAACAGATTGAATATATAATAAAGTGCCTTGATGATGTAGATGCTAATCCGCAATTTATACCCAAAGCTGAATATGGTATGCCAGAAGCTGGTGTACAAAAAGACATATTCGGTTATGAACATCCATATTACCCAAAGGGTAATGCCAAAATGACACAAATCTCGATGGATGACTACAATAAACTAATTGAGACATACAAGAGGGAAGGGATACCATTACCAGACCACGCTGTTAAACCGCAAGTAGAGGGTATTAAAGGGCTTGAAGCTGAGACATCTTTTAAGCAAGTAGCTTATGATTTGCCTGGAATTAAGACAGCAGCACAGCGCAAAGCTGAATTAGAAGCATTGCGTAAAGAAGCTAAAGCATTGATGGAAAGCAAAAAGGCTCCATATTGGAAGGCTAAAGCTGAACGTGCTGCTAAAATGGAAATTGTAAGGCAACCTGCTA